ACTCCTTTTGCAACTTCTGCTGATTACTATGTTATTGCAAATACTCCAGCAACAATTGCTTTAACAAAAGCATCAAATAGAGTTGTTGGAGTTACAACAGGAACCACCACGATTGTTACGGTTCCAGAAGGAACTCAAGTTCCATTTGGTGTTGGCGATTATGTAACTCTCACTGCAAGTGGACAGTCATATTATAACTTTACTCATCAAAGAGTAATTTCAGTTGATACGACTTCAAATGTTGGTGGATATTATCAAACAAGAATGACGGTTGATTATAATTCAAGTGGCATCGTAACGGCATTTTCTTCATCGGATGCAACCGTTACTGCATCAAATAAAGTTTCTGCTTACGGTGTAGGAGCAGGAGCACTTTATTACCAACAAGTACAAATTTCAGGACAAGCATAATGAAACTCATCACAGAAGAAATAGAAAAGGTTGAAGTTATTGCAGAAGGAACTGGAAAAAATCAAAAACTTTATATTAAGGGTCCGTTCCTTCAAGCAGAATGTGTGAACCGTAATGGACGTATGTATCCTCTTTCAATTATGGAAAGAGAAGTAAAACGTTATACAGAACAATATGTGAATAAAGGTCGTGCTTTAGGTGAACTTGGACATCCAGACGGACCTACTGTAAATCTTGATAGAGTTTCTCATAAAATTACTGAACTTTATCGTGATGGCAATAACTTTATTGGCAAAGCTCAAATTTTATCTACTCCAATGGGTAAAATTGCAGAATCTCTTTTACGAGAAGGTGTTTGTCTCGGTGTTTCTTCTCGTGGTATTGGATCTTTAAGAGAAAACAATAAAGGATACAAAGAAGTTGGTGAAGATTTTATGCTTGCAACGGCTGCTGATATTGTTGCCGATCCTTCTGCTCCTGATGCTTTTGTTCAAGGAATTATGGAAGGTAAAGAATGGATATGGGATGGTGGTATGTTAAAGGAAAAAGTTGCAGAGAATACAAAAAAGAGAATAAATACTTTAGTTGATGAAGGTATTCTTGAAGAATATAAGTTATCATTATTCAATGAGTTCATAAACTCATTGTAAATTATTAAATTATAAATAAATATAGATTTACTACAGGAAAATCGGAGAGTTCAAATGTCTCGTGGAGATTTACAAGAAATGGAAGTAGGCACTAAGCAATCCAAAACTGCTGTTAATGCCAATGCGAAAGCAGCAGATTCAATGCCTAAATTATCTGGCAATATTCCAGATGGGCAAACTGCTAGTTGGGAAGATTTGGGTGGACCTGATCCATCAAATTATCGTCCAGATGATGATTCAGCAAAATTGAAAACTCCCGGAGCAACCCTCAAGCAAGTTAAGGATGTTGTTAATAAAGGAGCTAAATCAGCTGATGAAATGAAAGGAATGAAAGAAGAAGAAGATCTAGAAGATGAAAATCTGATCGAAGAAGAAACCGAAGAAGAGGAAGAACTCGAAGATGAAGAGGTAGTTTCGGAATCAAAACACAAAAAAGAAGAAGATGAGGAAAAAGAAGATGAAGATGAAGATGAAGATGAGGAAGAAATGGAAGAATCTTTTGGTATTGAAGAAGATGTAAATGCTCTTCTATCTGGTGAAGATCTTTCTGAAGAATTCCAAGAAAAAGCACGTACAATCTTTGAAGCTGCTCTCCGTTCTAAGGTTGGGGAAATCAAAGAAGCACTTGAAGAAGAGTATGCAGTTGCTCTTGCTGAGGAAGTTGAAGAAATTAAATCAATCCTCAGTGATCGTGTTGACGCTTATTTAGAGTATGTTGCTGATGAGTGGATGCAAGAAAATTCACTCGTCATTGAAAACGGTCTTAAGACTGAAATGACCGAATCTTTCCTCTCTGGCATGAAAAATCTTTTTGAAGCACATTATGTATCAATCCCTGAAGATAAATATGATGTTCTTGAGAGTATGGTAGAAAAACTTGATGAAATGGAAACAAAACTCAACGAGCAAATTGAGAAAAATGTTTCCCTAAACAAACGTCTCGCAGAGTCGGTTGCAGAAGGAATCTTTGAAAAAGTCTCTGATGGTCTTGCAGACACTCAGAAAGACAAGCTCGCTTCACTTGCCGAAAGTGTTGAGTTTGAAAGTGAATCCGATTATCGTGAAAAACTGGAGACTTTAAGGGAATCATATTTCCCCTCAAGAGTAGTTTCTCCTAATGCAAAAACTGAAACATTGTCTGAAAGTGTAGATAGTTCCCCAGAAACCATTTCTGGAACAATGTCCGCATATTTGAAGACTCTTTCAGCATTTCGCAAATAATTGAATTTAATATAATTCAAACACAAAAACACACTTTAGTAAAAGGTAAAAGCAAATGTTTCATTCAGAACATCTGCAGGAAAAGTGGGCACCTCTCTTAGATTATCAGGGTCTTGATCCAATCAAAGATTCTCATCGTAGAGCTGTAACTGCTGTCCTGTTAGAAAATCAAGAAAAATTTTTAAGAGAAGAGCAAGCATTCCAAGTTGGAAATTTATCCAACTTAATGGAATCTCCAACCAATAGTGCAAATGTTGCTGGTGGTTCTGGTGGTTTTGGTGGTACTGCTGCTCCTGGCGGTCCTACTGCAGGTTTCGATCCTGTTCTAATTTCCCTCATTCGCCGTTCAATGCCAAACTTGGTCGCTTATGACCTTGCTGGTGTTCAACCAATGAGTGGTCCAACTGGACTCATTTTTGCAATGCGTTCACGTTACACTAATCAGAGTGGCACTGAAGCATTCTACAATGAAGTAGATACTGCATTCTCGGGACAAGATGCAGGACTTGATGAACCCGCAGGATTTTCTGATGGTGCTGTTGGTTTTGGTACTACTGCGCAGTCAGGTTCCAATCCTTCAGTTCTAAATCCAGTTGGCACTGCTACAACCAATCCTTCACCATATAACGTTGGTCAGGGAATGGCAACTGGAGATGCTGAAAATCTTGATGGCAACAGCACTGATGCCTTCAATCAGATGGCATTCTCGATCGAGAAAGTCACTGTTACTGCAAAGTCACGTGCTCTGAAGGCTGAGTACTCACTTGAGCTTGCTCAGGACCTCAAGGCAATCCACGGTTTAAATGCAGAAGCGGAATTAGCAAACATTCTTTCAACTGAGATTCTTGCTGAAATCAACCGTGAAGTTATCAGAACCATTTATAAGGTTGCTGAGCAAGGTGCTGTTCAAAACGTTGCAACTCCTGGAATCTTCGACCTCGATATCGATTCAAACGGACGTTGGAGTGTTGAGAAGTTCAAGGGTCTGCTGTTCCAAATCGAAAGAGATGCGAACGCAATTGCTCAGAGAACTCGTAGAGGGAAGGGCAACATCATTATGTGCTCAGCTGACGTTGCCTCTGCATTGACAATGGCTGGTGTTCTTGATTACACCCCCGCACTCAATGCTAACCTTTCAGTCGATGACACCGGCAATACTTTTGCTGGTACTCTGATGGGTAAATTCCGTGTCTACATTGATCCATATGCTGCTAACCTGACTTCTGCTAACGGAACTCCAGGTAATCAGTACTATGTTGTTGGTTACAAAGGTGTTAGCCCATACGATGCAGGTCTCTTCTATTGCCCATACGTTCCTCTCCAAATGGTTCGTGCCGTTGGTGAGAACTCCTTCCAACCAAAAATTGGCTTTAAGACCCGTTATGGTCTTGTTGCTAACCCATTTGCAGAAGGAACCACTCAGGGTCTTGGAAGATTACAACTCAATGCGAACAGATATTATCGTAGAGTTGCTGTTAAGAACTTAATGTGATTTAATATCACATTGTTTATTCAGAGGGTCTTCGGACCCTCTTTTTTTATCTAAATATTTAAAAAAATGGCAAGAGATTCTCAGATAGAAAATAGAAATTTTTTATCACCAACAGGATTTAAATTTACATTAACAAGATTTCCAAAAGTATCATTTTTTTGCAACGAAGCAAATATTCCAGATATTACTTTAGGCATTGCAAATCAACCATCATATTTAAAGGATATTGATATTCCTGGAGATAAAATTGTTTTTGGAGATTTCAATATAAAATTTTTGGTTGATGAAGATTTGGAAAATTATAATACGATTCAAAATTGGATTCGTGGACTAGGATATCCAGAAAAACTAAGTCAATTTTCAGACTTGAATAATTCTGATGCGTATGGTGGAGCAAATTATGTACAAAAGGGTTTAAACATATATTCTGATGCAACTCTACAAATTTTAAAAAGTAGTCAAATTGCAAATTTTCAAATAAAATTTAATGATTTATTTCCATATAGTTTGAGCACTCTTACATTTGACGCAACTCAAACAGATATTCAATACTTTACAGCAGACGTAGGTTTCAAGTATACTATCTACAACATACTTGATTTGAGTGGAAATCCACTATGAGCATTGATCTTGATAAAATTCAAGAAATGTGGGAAAAAGATTCAAAAATAGATCCGGATAATTTACATACCGAGTCTTTGAATATTCCAGTTCTTCACGCAAAATATTTTGATTTGTATAATACGATTTTTCTTTTGAGAAAAAAAGCAGAGCAACAAAAAAGAAATATTCGACACGAACGTTATGAATATTATTCTGGAAAATCAGATCCAGAAGTTTATGTAGAAAATCCTTTTCCCAAAAAGATCCGTGATAAAGATACTATGCAAAAGTATCTTGATGCAGATGAAAAACTTTCATCTGTGTGTTTAAAAATAGACTACTACGATACAATGCTTAATTACATTGAAAGCATTCTTAAAATGATACAAAACAGAACATATCAAATTAAAAATTCAATTGAATTTATGAGATTTAATGCTGGACTGGGGTAAATAAATATTTACAGATGAATGAAGATATGTGAGTGATAAAGCAGCAAATCTTGTAATATCAAAATCAAACGAAGTATTTCTTAAAATTAAAACAGAACCTCATATTGAATATGAGTTGAGAGATCACTTTAAATTTGATGTTCCAAATGCAAAATTTATGCCACAATATCGTGGCAGAAATTGGAATGGAGAAATTCATTTATATGATATGAGATCCAAACAAATCTATGCTGGATTGTTAGACAAAATTGTTTCTTTTTGTAAGCAATATAATTATACTTATGAGTTTGAAGAGAATAAATTCTACGGACAACCTTTTGAGATTAATGAAGAAATATCTCTAGAGGGCGTTAAAGGTTATATGCAATCTATTTGCGTTCATACTCCTCGTTCATATCAAGTAGAGGGAGTATACGATGCTCTAAGACATAATCGAAAGCTATTGATAAGTCCCACTGCATCAGGCAAATCTCTGATGATTTATTCGTTAGTGAGATACTATGTTGATAGGAACGAAAAAATACTTTTAGTTGTTCCCACGACAAGCTTGGTAGAACAAATGTATAAAGATTTTCAGGATTATGGTTGGGATGCTGAGACATATTGCCACCGAATTTATTCAGGGAGAGAAAGAACAAATGAATACCCAGTTACAATTACGACTTGGCAATCAATCTATAAACTGGAACGTTCATTTTTTGAAGAGTATGGTGTCATTATAGGCGATGAAGCACATTTATTCAAGAGTAAGTCATTAATACAAATTATGACTAAACTTCATCACGCAAAATATCGTTTTGGTTTTACTGGAACTTTAGATGGAACACAAACTCATAAGTGGGTTCTTGAAGGATTATTTGGTCCATCATATAAAGTTACAAAAACAGATGAGTTGATGAGGCAGGGACACTTGTCTCAACTTGATATTCGTTGTCTTGTACTTAAACATTCACCACAAAGATTTGAAACTTATGAAGATGAGATTCAATATTTAATATCTCATGAAAAAAGAAACAAATTCATTCAAAATCTTGCTTTAGATCTAAAAGGAAATACTTTGATTCTTTTTTCCAGAGTAGAAGCACACGGAGCAATACTCTATGAAAATATAAATAAAAATAAGCGAGATGACCGTAAAGTATTTTTTGTACACGGCGGTGTTGATGCTGAAGAAAGAGAATTAGTTAGAGAGATTACTGAAAGAGAAAATAATGCAATCATTGTTGCTTCTTATGGAACTTTTTCTACTGGTATCAACATTAAAAACCTCCATAATGTTATCTTTGCCTCTCCAAGTAAATCAAGAGTCCGTAATCTTCAAAGTATTGGACGAGTTCTTAGAAAAGGAAAAGACAAAGTAAAAGCAACTTTATATGATATTGCTGATGATTGTTCATATAAGTCAAGAAAAAATTATACTTTAAATCATCTCATTGAAAGAATCAAAATCTATAATGAAGAAAATTTCAATTATGAAATAATTACAATTCAACTAAAGCAATGATAGAAGAAGATTTTTATGCAACAGTTAAATTAAAAACAGGAGAGGAAATCTTTGCAAAAGTAGCAGCTTCTGAAGAAGAAGATAGAACTATGCTAATTGTTTCAAATCCTGTAATTATATCTGAAGTTAAAAGCAATAAATTTGGAGTTATTGGATACAAATTAGAGCCTTGGTTAAAGACAACAAGTGAAGACTTATTTATCATAAAGTTAGAAGATGTACTTACAATGACAGAATCTTCTGATATTGAAATGATTGTAGTTTATCAAAATTATCTCCGCCAATCAAAGAAAGAGGGAAATAACTCAAAAATTAATCGTAGAATGGGATATTTGGCAAATGTTAATGATGCTAAAGAAATATTAGAAAAGATCTTTAAAGGTAGCTAATACAATCCTTTTAACCCTGACAAAGGTTATTGTACACACTTTCGAACACCTTGTCAAGCACATATGAAAGTGTTATAATATCTACATAATAATGATAAGAATTTATGATAACCACAGCAATTATGACCAAGAGAAAAAGGTCAGAGCATTACGTTAACAATAAAGAGTTTCTTGCCGCTTTAATTAAATATCGTGAAGATAAAGAAATTGCAGAGATTCAAGGAAAACCAAAGCCTCCCATTCCACGCTACATTGGAGAGTGTTTTCTGAAGATTGCTAATCACTTATCCTTCAAGCCAAACTTCGTGAACTATATGTTCAAGGAAGATATGATTTCTGATGGTATTGAAAATTGTGTTCAGTATATTCATAACTTCAATCCAGAGAAGTCTCAAAATCCTTTTGCATACTTCACTCAAATTATTCACTATGCTTTCCTTCGTCGTATTCAAAGAGAGAAGCGCCAGCTAGAAATCAAAAACAAAATTCTTGAGAGATCTGGGTTCTCGGAAGTATTTGAGGACAATAGCCTTGACGGATCCAACTACAGCGACTACAACTCTATAAAAGATAACGTCCATTCTAAGTTGCGTTATTAATAAAATAGTTTTATAATATAAATAACAGTATGATTATCGTGTGATTAATGTCCAAAACTAATGCACAAAAAGAAGCAAAAGAAAATGGTCTAACCCATTATATTTCTCAACGTCC